TTCTCAAACCCAGCACGTTCATGCCAAGCTTGGGTTGCAACGTCATACACCCAGGTTTTGTTAGCCGTTGGGAACGTCAGCACATAGAAAGCGTGGCCGTCTTGCTGGTACGTGTAGGCCACTGCGTCCGAAATAACCCCGTATTGCTGGATCTGCCATTCAACAGCGTGGGTGCTGATCCGCTGTCCGGTATACCCGTTAGCACGGTACACGATACCTTGTCCACGAGCATCAGCGCCAAGCCAGAACAGACCGTTGTCCAGCTTGGCAACAGAGTAGATGGCAGCGCAACCAATTTCGTTAAACGCCCCTTGTACCCGTGCCAATGGAAAATCAGGCAATCCGGCGTCATACCAAACCTCAACAGAGTTGGCGCCAAACAGCCAAACTTCTCTGTGATCCACGATCATAGACACCAAGCCGTCAGGAGACCCCTCCGCACTGGCAAAGTCCAACGGATCCACGGCGGTACCATCCAGCAAGCTGGTGACCCATACAAGCTGGGAGTTAGGCTGAATGAATACAAAGTACCCATCCAAATACCCAACTGTCACAGCACCAGGAAAGTCCGGGTCGGTAATCTGCGAGAAGACATTGGTGTTAGCGTTATAGATGTAACTGGGGCCATTGCAAGCAATGAAAAGTTGCGTTCCGTTGTCAGACATACTGACAGGCCCAGAGCCAGACACAGAGCCAATTAACGTAGGCACATAAGCTGCATTGATCTTGTACAACTGCGCACCAGAGACGGCATACAAACTGCCGCCAAACGACCACAAGCCACGGATAGGACCAGTACCAACCGAAGCTAACGTCCTCATACCTGGAGCGCGTTGCAAGAACCCCGCCTCTTTGCCCCCTTCTGGGACAACTTCCGGGAACAAGTTGATCATGCGGTTGTCTGCCGCATTAACCGATCTTGCTACATAAGCTGATCCAAGAATGGGGGTTTTCACTTAGTAGTTACCCGCATAGACGTTGAACCGCTGCCTTGTCGCAACCAATGAATAAGGCAAACTCATAATGTCATCAGGATTGTTGACCCTCTTCAGATTGCGCTTAGACGTCATGGCAATCCGAGCCACAGTAGGCGAAGGTTCAACGCCGAACTCAGGTGCAAACTCGCAAGCCAGGTTATACCTAAAAGCCCTCAAGTAACCTGGGGGAAAGTACAGTTCCGTTGCCAACGTGACAGGTTGAGCCAACTCATTCACAGAAATGAAGTGCCATTCCAAATCCCTAGTGGGCTTTGGATAGATCGTCATCTGAATGTTTGGGTTGTCCATGTTGACAAACATCACCTGTGGATAGGTTGATGTCACCGTCTTCACAGCAATCCCGTTATATTGTTGCTGATTGATTATTTTGATGCCAAACGAAACATTGGTCGTTGGATCACGAAAATAGGTCGAATCATCGATCAACACTGGACGGTTTCCAACAAAATTTCCCGTTGGGCCAAGTGTTCTGGAGATCTGATCCGCAGGCCAAGTGAACACTTGATCCTGGGTTTTATAGATCATCAGCCTCTCAGTATTCCACGAGTCAATCATTTGATTCATGGCGAGAAGCGCGTCTTGAGACGCTTCTGCGGAAGGCGCTTCGCCTTCTGCAATTTGGCCAATCAGCCGGAGAGCACCGTTAATAATATCGCCAGCCGTTGCCATTCTTTACGCTCCTTGCGCGATCACTCGCGGGGGTCTACCTCGTCGCTTAACTTCCAGTTCATTCACGGGAGCCGCAACTTCAGACATGGAAGGCGTGTCAATAGTATACCTCACCCATCCATTACGTTCATCTGCTTCAGCTTCGATCTCAAAGCTAGCAATTTTGTTTCCGTGGATTGGATGTCTTAGAAAGATCATTGTCATCCTTAAAAACCCCACACCGTTTCCAGCGTGGGGCCTACTACATTAAGCAGCGCGATACAGCGTCCAAGTACCTTCGCCAGTCTTGCGAGCAAGATAACGAGCGGACGAGGTGACGGCAACAGTCAAGCTGCCAACAGTCGACCAGCCGGTGCCAGGGGCAATAGTCACAGCACCAGTGCTGGTGCCGGTGTTAATGATAATCAATTCAAAAGCCGAATCAACTTTTGCATTGCCAACAATTGCTTCAACAGCAGCAACGGTGGGCAGGGTGTAAGTGGCTGCGGTTGTACCGTTGCCACCAACCAAAATGCCACCGATGATTTGCGCCGCCGTCAGCGTGGCCGTAGCGGTAGCCGCTTCTGGTGCGCCTTGTGCAAAAAGCACAACTTCATTAACGTTGCCATCGCCGACTTGATAACCGCCGCCAATTCCTGGGAGAGCCATGATATTTTCCTTAAAAGAGTTACATAGAGGGGCCGAAGCCCCTTAAACAAGTTAGCCCCAGAGACGGCAAGCCATCGCGGGACGAATAACCTTATAGCCGTACAAAACGTCAATACGGCAAGGCATACGGTCATTGTTAATGTCGTACTGACGAACAATACGCATTGAGATGCCGTTGTGAACTTGACGCGAGGCCATGTCCACACCTTGAGGCAGCAGCAAGTCAGCCGTTGCGAAGGTAATAGCATCTTTGTGATACACCAAGTTCTGAGCGTACTGAGTATTAGAGCCGCCCAAGAAGGTCAGTGCTGCGCTGGAGGTCGGGAACGAACTCACGGTGGCCAGAGCATGTGCCGAGGTGTAGATTGCAGGAGATACGCTCAGGGTGGCGGTAGTGCCAGAAGACACAGACACGTCAGCAGTCACGGTGAACTGTTGCAGCGAACCGGTCGATTGACGGGTTTGTGGGTTAACAGCAAACACGCCAGCAATGGTGAACACGTCACCGACCTTGAAGGTAGGCGAACCGCTGGTGAAGCTGATGGCCAAAGAGGTGGCGCCTTGGCTGGAAACCGTGGTAGCCACGATTGGAGCCGTAGGAGTCACGCCAGTGGTGTGGTTGACAATTGACTGAGACATATTAATCTCGTCATAGCCCAGCACGCCAGTGCCCATCATGCCGTTCTTGAATTGCTTGCTGATGGTGTCGGTAGGATTGAACAGACCCTTCATTCCTTCAACCAAACCAGCGTTCGCGGCAGGGTTGACGGTGGCATAACGGGGGCTCATACCGGCAGCATTCTCGTTCAGCTTTTGCTGGGCTTGCAGCAGAACCAAAGAGGTGGCAGGCGTGGTGCCAGGGGTGCCAACGGAAGAATAAATTTCCTTGTAGGCGTTGGCAACGTCAGCATCGATCGAGGCAGCCAATTGGCTAACGCGAGGCTTCAGAACACGTTCTGCGAAGTCATCCAATTGCATGGTGAGTTCGGCAGAGGTGAAATTCACACCAATGTGCTTCTGCGAGGCAACAGTCAAGGTGGTGGATTGCTCGTTGTCGTCCTGAACTTGCAGGGCGGCACCGTCCGTCACCAAAGCGCGGTCAGGCAGGCGGATACGCAAGGTAGAACCAATCTTGGCACCTTCAACGGCAAAGCTGTCGTCGTACTGACGGTTTACGTTACGGGTAAGAACCAGATTGTTCTCCAGAATCTGGAGAGCCTTCCGGGTGATCATGTCAATGGTTAAGATGTTATTTGCCACGGTATATTTCCTTAGAAAGAAGTTAAATTAACGGTTTCGTGCTTCCAACCTTTTCCGCTCACGCATATTTTCAGCTTCAATCCACTGGCTTGCCGTCATGCTCTTGGTAGAGCGGGGGTCAGTGGTGTCGTAAGCAGGACTGCCAGTTGTACGGGCAGTAACAGGCGTAATTGGCGTTGGTGCGCTTGAAGTTTTCTTGACGGGAGGATTGTCGGCTAATTTAGCCTCAATCTTTCCAATTTCTTTAGCTTGCACGTAAGGCGTAAGTTTGGAAATACGTTCAGCTTCTTTTGGATTGGTTCCCAAGAAGTAAGCTACTTCAGGGCCAATATCCGAGGATTGAATTGCTTCAGCCATCACATTGGTGATTGGAAGGTTCGGGTTGTATGCGACTTGTTCAAAGTCGTCATACTTAGACCTAACCTCTTCTTCACGGTCGTGATAAGCACTTAGCACTTCTTGCTGTTGCCGCTGTGTTTCCCTTGCACGAAGCAGCTCTTCAGCCTTACGCATTGCCAACGCATCGGCGTATGCTTCAACTGATTCAAACTGATCCGCTGGTGGAAGGTCAGCGGGGGCTCGTGGCGCTTGCGGCTGTACTGCCCGCTGCGCTTGTTCCCTTTCCCACTTACGTTGCTCACGAGCGAGCCTTTTGCCAATGGCTGCATCAAGCTCTTCTTGTGTGAAGGTCTTGCTAGCTTCCGCTGGCTTTTCTTCCGGCTGAATAACTTCAGTTTCTGGGGCTGCCGTAGCTTCCAGTTCTGGCGCGGGCACTTCCGCTGAGATTTGAACTTCTTCTGTCATGGTTGAATCCTTAGATTCCCTGGTGAATCGCACCAGTACGGGGTTAGTTTACTACTTATTTGAGGGTGGGGGCTTGCTTTGGGGCGTTCGGGTGTTGGGTTACAGGGCGGAGATTATAAAAGCCAATAGCTCTTCGTAGCGGATGCCGTAACGGTCTGCGGCTGCTTCAACCAGCGCGCCTTTTTCATCAAAACGATCAGGCCAAATGTCATGGCAAAGCATTGAATAATCTTCAGCAACCAAGCCTTCGGCCTCAAACGCCGACTTTACATCTTGGGCAATTACTCCAAAGTGAATACGCGCTGCATCACCCTTTTCAGCCACGGAGTCATTAAATTTAAACGCACGTAGCAGACCCTTTAAACGCACTGCGACTGCGCGTTCAGCATCAGTCAGTGTGCGAATCTGTTGTTTGGTACGCGCATCTGACGTGTTGATTGTGCCTGTGGCTGCAAATACCTGGCTCCATCTAAATGACGCGGTACCAAGACTCTTAGCGTTGTCTGCAACTGGAGACCAATTACCAGATGAATCAACATTGACGTACTCTACCGGAACATTATTCGTCAGCAGTCCAAAAATAAGTTTCCCGCCCTGCCCGGCAACAGATGTTCCACGAATCACACCGCCATAAGTAGTACCAAGTGGGCTTGCGTTATATAAGTCGCGCATGTAAGTGTACGAAGCGCGATCAGCGTTTTGGCCTTCGGAAAAGTCAGTAATATTGACAAAACTACCTGCGCCCAAACCGTGCAACTTTCCAGTTGCTTTTTTCATGTAGTTGCCAGATGCAACAGCAACAGTGCAATCTCCCCAAGCAATACATGCTGTTGTTCTGCTGCCTGGATCAAAGAAGTTTCCGATTACAGAAACAGTTTTTGAACCAGTTGCTCCGCTTGATATGTCGGCAATATCCGTGCCCGTGTTGCCCTCAAAGTAGTTTCCAGAGATCAGCAGACCTTGCGCCCCACGGAAACGGATGGCTTCATTGATGCTGCCATTCGACATACCTTCAATCACGTTGTTGGTTACAGCGCAACCAACAGGGTCCATGAGATTCAAGCAGCCGTCACCAGCTTCGCAAATGTTGTTCTCGAATTTAAAATCAAAAATGCCTTGTTGTGCGTTTAGGAAATACCCAAACCAGCGACGCATGTTGCAATTGTTGATGTATAGCGACTGAATGTACTGCCCTGCTGCTGCTGCATTTAAGAGTTTGATTTTTCTAAACGAGCAACCAACAAACCATGTTCTGAAAAGTTTGTTTGCGTTAAGAACGTACCCTTCGGTAAAAAGAGCATCGCTGCTTTCAAGACGTAGATTTTGAAATCTAGTAAGTTGACTGACCGGAGCATTAACCGGGTATATGGCGGGGTTTAATGTAACTGTTGAACTAAACATGGGAATGCTTGATCTAACAATAAAGCCCCCGCCAGATTTAGAAAAAATCGTAAAGAAATTGTCGTAAAGTGGATTGTCAGTTTCTCGGTTGATGTTGACCGTTGACGCCAAACAGCACAACCCGTCAACGTCTAAATCTTTATCGTTCGCAACGCAGTAGTTAATAGCCAGTTGAACCGCCGCGCTGTCATCCGTCAGCCCATCCCCAACAGCGCCAAAATCCTTAACCGACACACTCTCCCGCAGCTTCTCTTGCACAGTGCTAATTACAGCCCCCGTACCGGCAGGCGTGTAAGAGGCCGCAGCGCCCAGATTGGCAGCGCTGACCTTAACAGTAGCCCCAGACTGCACCACAGGCACCAGCTCGGTGCCTGCAAGCGGCAGAACAGCCGACGCGAGCTGAGAGATTTTCTTGTCAGCCATTTTTGCTCCGGTTTCTTTTCTTACTAAACAGCAACAACAGCATCTTGCAACGAAAGCCAGTCTGTTTCGTATTGATCTGCGTATTGTTGCAATTGGTTATTTAGGCTGCCGTTGGTTTTTACGCTTACGAGAGTCTGCCTAAAAACCAACCCTGAAAAACACACATCAACTACATAATAGACTGGAGTAGCTTCAACGATTTGAAAGGTGGCCATTTTATACCGACCTAGCTATTTTAACTTTCACTTGCCCTGCCGCTACTGCGGTTGTGTCAGAGTCCGCAGCGGCTCCGGTAATGGCAATTCCCAACCCCAGCGGGAACCTAAATCCACCGAAACCAGGCGTAACATCGATTTGTCCCGTTGCTGGCACTGTAATCACCATTTCTGGAACGTCCGTTCCTACAGTCGGCGCCGTGGCCTTGTTGTAAAGCTTCACATAAGCTGGAGTTGCCCCGATGTTGCTTGCAAAGAACGCAGAAACTGCCTGAGTGCCGGTAACAATCAACGCCCCGTTGGTTGAGGCTGCTGAGTTTAACGCATAGTTTGTTGTAGCAACTTGCCCAACACTCGAGAGAAGTCCGCCCTGAACAGTAACCGGCATGGCAAACGAGTTATCGCCAAACGGACGCGGCACAGCTTCAGTGCGCTCCCTGACATAATCAAACAATCTTACAAACGAAATCCGGTAATCTGTGCGTTTAATTACAGCGCCGCCGCAGTTAGTGGAGGCAAAATCTTCCGGCACAACCGTGTTACCGATAGGTTCGAGCGTAAGCGTTGAAGTTACAAGGTTTTGCACCCGATACGCGCCGTCACATGCAAGGGTCGCTCCGGTGCTAATGTTACGCAACCCAACCACGTTAACATAGTCCCCGATCACTGCGCCAGTCCAAGTGGTGCTACCGACGATAGTCAAAATGCCAGAAGCCAGCGTCGCAGACTGAGCGGCCATAGTCAGCGCACCCAAAGCAGACATCAAATTACCACCCTGAACGCGAGCAACATACCCGCCGAACGTCGTCGCCGTTACCGCTCCGCCCCAGACGATAGTGAATTGCGTCGGGCTAACAATAGACGCAACAGCAGTTGCAGTAACAACGTTGGGAAAGTTAGTTTGATCACGAGCACCATACAACACAACCACGTCAGTAGTGGCTAGGCCATGCGCCACGTCTGTGGTAACGGTTGCGGTTGTCGTGCCGGTTTTAACGGCCGTGACAATTTGCGCGTTTGGAACGGTCAAACCTTTGTTATTTGTTGCCCTGACCCTAAATCTATATTCTTTCGACGCGTCCGGGACAACCTGTGTCCTATTGACTGCGCTTGATGACTGCGAAAGCGAATCCACGGCGCTTGACGACCATTGAGCGCGATCTGGCTGCAACACCAACTTGTATTCCGATGTCGGCTGGAAAGCATAAGTAAAGGGCGAATTGACTGGTGCGATTGACGCCGTGGTGGCGACCGTCGTTGAATGGCTGGCCGAAACGGAGCCCGACGGCAAAGACTCTCCTGATCCGCTTCTGAGGTAAAAACTGGCGTTAGTAGCCGTTGCGCTCTCAAAAATCATTGACGTGCCGTTTTGCGCGAGTCCCAAAGCGGAGCGCATATACACAAAACCGCCCACAAACGGGCCAACAGTCAAAGAGGCGAGATTGCCGCCAGGTCCGGCAGTTGCCGTAAATTGCGTGGGCGAAACAATTGAAGAGACGACCAAAGACGGATAATTTACGCGACTATCAGGAACCCCATAAACGCCAAACCTAGTGCCAACGCTCAAATTATGCTCGAGAGTGGTAGTAACGGTAAGCGTAGTAGTTGATTGAGAAATGCTAGAAATAGCAAGATCAACAGTATCAGGAATTACCCCGAAATCGACGATCTCGTTAGAAAACTCTTGCCCCAAGGTTCTCTGTGATGCGTGCAACCCAAAGCTAGCTTCAACTGGCATTTTGAATCTGGCATTTGAGGTCAAAGCAGTCTCCGTGCCAGCCTCTAATGGGTCTTTCGAGATCACCAGATAAGATGCCCCGAGTGCGTTGCCGTCAAGTTGGACAATATCACCCGCAGCTTTTGAAAGCGTCCAAATGTTAACCGTATCAAAAGACTCAAACGGCTCTTGCAGTTTGGTATTAACGTTTTCCGTCGTAACTTCAGCAAATGCAGGGGTTAGTTTCATTTGTAATAGCTCACGTTTAAGATTGCGCCAGCGGCTTGCTGGATAAATTGCACATTAGACAGGTCGCCGTCATAAAACAACACCCCGCCATTTG